CGCCCGTTGTGTGGGAACGGGTGTCGCTCTGGCGACCTGGGCCTACGATGAGGCTTGAAGGAGGGGGGATGATAATTCGACCATGCCAGAGATGGTCAAGTAGCACGTGGCTGAGGTGGGGGGGGTGGCCTGCGCGGAGGAGGCGTAGAGGAGTTTGGGTGTGTCGGTGAAAGTGGTGGAGGCCTTGAGGGCCGGGTTGAGGTTGGAGAGGTTGGCTTCGATGTCGATGGGGCGGATGGAGTTGACGGAGCCACCGACGCAGAAGCACTGGCCGCCGTAGACGTTGAGAATGTCCGAGGCGGTGGCGGTGGAGTTGGCGGGGACCCAGACGAGGGAGACGGAGGTCGGGTACGCGGGGGCTGTGTGGGTGGGGTGGATGGTGGCCTTAAGGTGGCGGAGAGAAGCATGGCGGTAGAGGGAGGTGTAGGAAGCGAGGGAGGAATTGGCGGAGACGCTGACGGAATCAGAGGTGTCGGCCGTTCCGAGAGAGGCGAGGGTGAGCTGGAAGGGGTAAGACACTGTGGGGGGTGGGGAGCCGGGTTGGAGGGGGAGGGTGTTGGCTTTGGTGTTGAGGGCGGGCTGGGGGGCCAGGATCTTGTCGTGCTCCATGTCTCATTGAAACGAGTGAAACAATTCAGACTCTAGCTGGGACACGGCAGGGTCCTCGGGGGAGCTGGGCAGAGAAGAGAGGCTGGCCAGCTTGCGGAGGACGGACAGGGGGAGAGAGCAGAGTGCTTGCTTGGAGAGCCAGCGGGCGCTCTGGGTGATGCGAACGAGGGCGGGAAGGGGGATGGGGTCGGCTGAGAGGAGCTGCTTCTCGTGGTGGGGGCTGTGGCGGGAGAAGAAGTCGAAGCAAGCGCTCTGGTGGGGGTGGACGGAGGTGGGGAGGAGGGTCCAGAGCTGGTCGCCGAGGAGGTGCCCGAGGGAGAACTCAGTGAGGTAGCTGAGCCGCTTGTCGGGGAGTGTGCCGTCGTCTACGGCGACCATGAGCTTGGCGAAGAGGGCGAGGGGATTGCGGACAGCTCCAGCGGGGCCGGCGTAGTAGCCGCAGAAAAGGGGGTGTGGCGTGATCTCTGGTTTGAACAGGAGGTGGAGTAGGCGGGCAATCGAGGGCAATTCGGGTGGGGTGGGGGGAAGCCGGTCGACGAGGGAATCGTCGCCGGAGACTGCGACGGGGATGGAGCCCATGGCGAACTGGGAGTGCAGCACGGCGAGGTTGTAGTCCGTGTTGTCGTCGTAGGTGCCCGGTTCGCCGGTGAGCCTCATGCAGGTGAGAGGCCCGAACTGGGTCTCCACGTGCGTTTTGAGGTGGACGTGGAGCTGGATGAGATGGGGGGGGATGTTGAGGCGCTTCATTTTGAGCGCCTCCAGCACGACGGACTCGCCGTGCTGGGATTGATCGAACGAGGTGTAATCGTTCGCGTACTTTGGGGAGGTGGAGAGGTGGGATTGGCACCACTGGCTGAAGTCCTTGGGGGACTTGCCGCAGTGGGTGTAGAGGTGGGGGGGGCGGTCGCGGGAGTCGAAGAAGCGCTGATACTTCTTGACGGGGCCGAGGGTGAGGATGACGAAGTCGTGCATGAGCGCGAGGGTTTGGCACGCCTTCCAGTTGCCGAAGATGGAGCCGTCGTTGATCTTATGCTGGGACTTGGCGAAGATCTTGACGGCTGTGTGGCGCCAGTCGGGGTCGGAGCGGGACGAGTTGGCCACGAGGGTGGCCTTCGTCTTGGACGACAGCTGGGCGTACTCGTTGAGGGAGATGCACTCAGCGAAGAGGGAGGGGAGGAAGGGGAGGCTGTCGGAGGGGTGCCGGTGATAGGCT